AAGGATGATTGAAATTGAGTTTGATCTTGTTCGACGACGAACCAACCGACTCGTCGCCGGTGAACTGAAGCTGCTCGATGAGGTACTCGTGAGGATTCTGGGCCATACGGCGGCGTTCGTCTGTGTCGAGGAAGATGTAATCTACAAAGAGCGACGCGGCGACAAGCGACTGATTGTATGCAGATATTACTTTCGCCGAAGAGGAACCTGTGCACGCAAGGTCTTCAACGGCCCATAAGCACTCGTCAATCGGGCGAAGGTCAAGGTTAATGCGTACCTCATGGTACTGGAGGGCGATGAGGGGAAGAGCAAGACCAGGGTTGCGGCAGAACCAGAAAAGGAGCGGCACGTAAAGCGTGGTCTCGGGTAAGGCGTTGCGAGGAGCACAAACGTTTCTCGGCGCGCTCGCTTCGCAAGGTCCATCGACCTCCGAGAATGAAGGATCGGTGATGAATGTTAGTTGTGTGGTGTTGCCGATCATCTTGTGATAACCCTTCTCCTGTTCCGACGATAAGGTGAGCTGATTCCAGATGTGCATCCAATCGCCATACTGGCGATCTATGCGCTGACCACCAATTTCTACCTCAACCTGCGAGATCAACTGTTCTCCAGGGAAATCTAACCAGCGAGCATATACATCTCCTGTACCGGTCCCCCCGCCATTTCTCAACTCCTGGTTAATTTCAGGTAAAGTTACCTGTAAAAGTGTGCGGTAAGCAAGGTCGCCGTTGCGCGAAATTGTGCATGTTACTCTGCGACCAAAATCTGCCTGGCCGTTAAATGTTTGCTCAATAGATTCCATGGCAAAATTTGTGTGTCTGCGGTAAGTTACTTTCCAGAAGGTAATTTGAGGATTACCAGTAAGATATACGTCCTGTGCGCCATAAGCTACGAGTTGCATTAATCCACCTCCCATTATTATAATATTGCTAAAGAAAAAAAAATATGTAAAATGAATTTAATTCATAAAAAAATAATTAATTTATTTATAAATTAAACATCGCATAGTATTATGTAAATGTTTTTTTTTTAATTTAGCAATATAATACTTACATGCCTATTTTAAATTTTTAATTATAAAATCTTGCAAATATTCCTCTGAAAAAATATTTTTATCCGTACTTTTTTCTTTTGTAAAAATATAAAAAGCTTTTTCTTTTCTAACAGTCCAACCGTCATCTATTGCGTTAAATATAAATTTATATTTTTTATTTTTAATAACTTCGGTTGTAGATATATTTTCCATTTAATAATCCATAGAAAACATTAACCATAATTATAACTAAACTTTCTATTATTTAAATAATAACCTAAATTATTATTTAAATAATAACCTAAATTATTATTTAAATAATATAACTAAACTTCTAATATTTAAATAATATTTAGGTTATTATAAATAATGCCCAATTTTAAACCTAAAAATCAAAAAGTAATTAAATCAAGAAAATATTGTAGCAATAATAATAATACAACATTAGATACTAAACACAATGACATGTTGAAGTTATTTAAAAAAAACAGTGAAATTACAATACCAAATAACTGTAAAGAAATAGATAGACTTAGGTTATTACTTAAAAATAAAAATACTAAAAATAAGTTGGAAATACAAGAAAAAATTAACGAACTAAAAAAACACAACTATAATATGGAGCAACATATTAAGACTTATTATCTAGACAACAATAGATATATTTTTGATTATTTTGAAACCAAAAAGAATGTTTCTGAAGGTAATAATAAAACTAAATTAATTGATAATTTTTTTGTTAAAACCACAACCGAGAATCATTATTCAAATAGTAATATCAGTATTTCAAAATATTTTTCAAATATGGATGATAAATTTATTGATGTAGACCATTTTGTACATTCATCAAATATTTGTAGTTATTGTAAAAAAGGCGAGTTAATACCAGTAGATTATGAAGGCGTTATTATATGCAATAATGAATTATGTGCTAAACAGTTTAAATATTTAATAGAAAATGAGAAACCTTCTTATAAAGAACCTCCTAAAGAGGTTTGTTTCTATGCTTATAAACGAATTAATCATTTTAGAGAAATATTAGCACAGTTTCAGGCAAAGGAAACAACACAAATTCCTGATGAAATAATAGAAAATATTAAATTACAAATACATAAAGAAAGAATGGAATTATGCGACCTCACGAATAAACAAGCCAAAGATATATTAAAAAAATTAGGATATAACAAATTTTATGAACATATACCATTTATCAAGGACAAACTTGGGATAAAACCTCCTATAATGACACCAGAATTAGAAGATAAATTATGCAATCTTTTTATGGATATTCAACGTCCTTATGCAGATTTTTGCCCAAGTGACCGCGTTAATTTTTTAAATTATTATTATACAATTTATAAATTATGCGAGCTTTTAGATGAAGAAGAATTTTTACCTTATTTCCCTATGTTAAAAGATAGAGAAAAACGAATAGAACAGGATGAAATATGGAAAAAAATATGTATGCAACTTGTATGGCAATTTATTCCTACAATTTAAATAGAATACTAATTATTCATTGCGTTTGATTATAATATAATGGAAGACTTGAGCGAGTTTATGTAAGAAGGCAAAATTGTTTTACATAAATAAATTTTATAGAGGGCTATGCAATGCTTGCGTGTTAATTCCTTAAATACGGATGAGATTATTAATTATAAACAAATATAAGTTTTCTTTTGTTTATAATTAACGAGGGAAACCAACGAGATTGGCACCAATACCGAAACCGGCACCAGATCTCGCACTTCCGGCAATACTTGGTACATATGTATCAAGGATTAAGAAAGTTGCCGCTCCGGTTAATGCTATTAGCGCTATCTCATCCGCTTTCATAGGTGATTTAGGTAGAATGTAGCAAGCTATTGCTATCATTAAGCCTTCAACTAAATATTTGATTGCTCTTTTAACAAATTCTCCCATGTTGACATTCATTATAATTATTAATAAGAAAAAAAATATTTAATTAATTTAAATTAAAATACTTAAATATTAACTAAATATTTAAGTATAATGACCGTTGAAGAAAAATCTAATTATGTTGACCTTTTGGATGAAGATAAACCGATTGCTAACCAGAAATTTGTATGTATATCTTTTATATCACCTGAAAAGGTAATAAATAAAAAAGAAGTATTTTTTTTTGAAGAGTTCCTAAAAACTTGGGAATTATCAAAATCGTTAGAAAAATTTAACCAATTTATTAACTTCGTTTCGCATAAATACAATCTTGATTTTAACGGACTATCTGAGGATTTAAGTGAATTTTGCAAAGAAGAAAAACATAAATTAATAAACGGAACATTATTTGATGAATATAAAACTTTTTTGGATCAAAACGAAGAACGTCTTGAAAATCTATTTAATGAACAGAATTCTTTTCGTACGTCTACAAGAGGAATCAAAATTAGAGGTGTGTTTCCTACACAACAAGAAGCAGAATTACGTGCAAAACTACTTAGAGAAAACGATCCTAATTTTGATGTTTATGTAGGTCCGGTTGGTTTGTGGATGCCCTGGGAACCAGATGCTTATAAAACAGGAAGAGTTGAATATCTTGAAGAGGAATTAAACGAGTTAATGGCTAAAAAGAAAGAAAATGAAGATAAAGCTAAAGATTATTTTGATAAACGTGTTATGGACTCTAAGGTTAAGGCAATTGAAGATAATGTTAAATTAGCAAAAGAAACTGGTAATAAATTAACACAAAGTATCAACGAACGGGGTAATTTAGTAGGTGTCTCTGAACTTAATACACAGGAAAATATACTAAGACAAAAGGGTGAAATAAGTATTGATGAAGTCAAATCAGAATTATTTGAGGGTGAGAATGTTGTTTTAGGAAAATAATATAATTTGTTATATTAAATGGGTGGTTCGGAAAATAGTTTGTTTAGTTTTAATAAAATAGATTGTTAAAATTAGTTCCTGATGACGAGCAAGAAAAGGACCTTGCATATGGAAAGGTTATTACACAAATTTATATTAAAGAACAACATGCGGACGCGGCGAATGCGCAGGCGGCGTTGAATTCTTAATAGGATGCAATCCACCCTCTATGCGGCGGGTTCGGGGGTGCCACCTGACTCACCCTTTCTATCTAGTTATTAATTATTTCATAATTTACTACAGGTGGGTGTATGTCGAACACTAAATTTATAAGTGTTTTGATTTTTGGATTGGTAACTTTTATGGTGAATTTTTCAAGATAGTTGAGATGTGTCTTTTCCATTTTACACATTAAAACTACTATTTTATAAATATAATTTATTGGAAAATAATTTATATTACTACAATCAAACAAAATAGTTATGTACTTTTTTTGTGAGTATAAATTATCATAATAGATTAGATACTCATTGTAATCTTCGTATGTTGGATTATCGTTAAATACTATTGTAATATTCTTGTTTTTTTTTT